ACCTTGACTTGCCTTTTCATACTGTGCAAGTACTGCGTCTAAACTGTTTGTCGCCATGTTATTTATGTTTTAATTGTTTACTAAGTATAAGTGTCAGCCTTTGTTTTGTCAAATATTTTGTAAGATAAAAAACGGTCCATTAGGACCGTTCTTTTACCTAATTGTTTGGAATGAATCAAGTGCTGAGTCATCTGTTCCAAAATCTCTGAAACTTTTTTTGATGTCCCCAGGGGAATAACTTTCAACATCGTCTTGAGTTAAAATATATTCATTTTTTCCTGACTTTTCCATATCTTCTTGCTTATCCTCAAAAAAATCACTCAATTTTTGATTATAAGGTCCTGAATCTAAACTTCTTAATTCTAATTTTTCTTCAGGTGTTCTTGGTCTCATTTTTTCAACTTTAGCTTCCAAACTATTAAGTTGGTTAACTATCGTATCCATATTAGATAATTTATTTTCTAAATCATCTAAGTGTTTAAACAAGTTATCAAAATACTCTTCTTGTTTTTTCTCAGCGTTTTTTTGAGATTTAACTAAATCAGTAATTTCAATTTCTTGAGTCCCTCCTTTTTCTTTATCTTCTTCACCAACTTTTTCAACATCAGGGTCATTTGCGACATCAATTGTTTCAGGTGGTGTTTCCGCCCCCGTAGCACCAGGTGCTGGAGGTGGAACCGCTCCCGCATCAGGTGCAGGGGGTAATGCTCCCGCATCGGGTGGTGGAGGTAACGCACCTGCATCGGGTGGTGGAGGTAACGTGGCGTCTTGTTCTGAAATATATTGATTAATTTTATTATATCTCATAACTTCATTTAAGATTCTAACATCTACTTTCATTTTCTTATCCATTTAATAATTGTTTTACTCCTGTAGTTGTTTCAACTTGGATTTTTTTATTTTGGGACATAGTGTTGTCCACTCTTTCAATAAGACCGTCTTTCATTCTGATTGTATAACAATCACCTGTATCTAAGTCACATACTTGTTTATTACCATTACCCATATCTTTCTCAGTGGTTCTAGTACTTTTACCCAAGTAGTTATCTAAAATTAATTTTGTGTTCATAATTTCTCTTTTTATATAAATATCATTATTCTATTAAAAATTTCTTCTCCCAAATAACTATTAAGGGGTAATCAATTCTAATGATTTTACAGTGTCAATTGACTTTTGTACTTTAGATTCAATATTAGATAATTTTGTCGGGTCCATTGATGTGTACACATTTGATTGGTTTTGATTAGCCCCAAAATTAAGTATCCAAAATTTAGTAATTTCTTTAGTCGTACTATTTGCAACATTACCCATCCTATCTTTCCATCTTTCAATTAACAATCTAACATTATTTGATAAGTCATCAAAAACCGCGTAGGGTAAAGTAGTTGTGTCCGATTTCAAACAGAAGAATTGTTCATTACCGTTAAAATATCTTGATGAGGTTCCCCATGATTGTGATAAATCTATACCCGCAAAATTGTTTTCATATGACTCTAAACCTGTTGTAGTACTAGACTCCAAGAACAACGCCGCGAAGACACAATATTTTAATTTACCATCGTCAGAAATTCCTGAAGCGGTTATTTGACTTTTTATTATACTCAACGCTTCTTTAAATGTTGCTTTAGTATTTGTCGGTGTAATATTAACAAATCTATTATATGAATTTGACGGAACACAAGATTGGACTTGAGTCACTTCTTTCCCTCCATTAGCATTTGATGTTACTTTATTTTGTTGAGATACAACATTTCCTTTTGAGTCTTTTGTTGTTTGTGACTTAACTTCTTTATTTTTCTCAACAATTGATTGTAATAAATTAGTTCTAAGTGATTGGATATAATTATCAATCTTAGGTAAAGATGCGATAGGTTGTCTAATACCTGTGATATAAGTTTCAAAATTACCAGGTGTTATACTATGGTCAACAGAAAGAATCATGTAAGGACCACTAAACATAGGGACGTGTCTTAAGTTGAAGTACATAGTTGGTTGTATCATAGCATTCCCTAACATGGTTATCTGACAACCGTAACTTCTATTTTTATAAAGATTATATAGTGAAGTGTTTTGAGTAGTTCCTCCCCTACCTCCCGCTTGGTTCGCCATTTGATTTATCACCTCTAAAGATTCCGCAGTTGCTTTACCCGCACTTTGGTCAACAGAAAAACTTTTAAATATCTGTTGATTTTGAACTCCAATGTCAACATTAAAACCAACAACTTTATTTGATTTATCCCAATCTGTTTTACCAATTTGGTTTTCTATCAATGGGTTATCACTTGCTCTACGTAAATCAAATGCGTCGTTTCTATATCTATAATCAACATTGTTTTTTAAATCCAATTGTTCACTTGGTTTACCTCCATAGAAACAAACCATTTTAGAAGATGAATCTCTATAGTCAACATTTAAATGTGTTCCAAACATAGTGTTTGCAAATTCAGTAGTCCCCTCAATTCTTGGTTTTGGGTTTTTAACCGCATCTTGTACATTATAGAAATTAACATATGAAGGGATATTCATCACAACAAAATGATTCTCAATTAAAATACTTTGTACGAAAGATAACATTGATGCCTTAACAGGTATATTAAGTAATCTATCTTTTAATTTGTAGATATCTACTAAAATCTTGTCACCAACATTTCTACTTGCTCTATCCAATAATAAAACATCTTCAAATAATGTTTTAGTTTTAAAATCATTACCTGATATCCATTTGTCATTCAAAGCTTTAAATGTTTCCCATAATTCAACTTTAGATTGGTCACCTTGTAAATTAGACTGAACTTGTGAGTCAGCAACTGTGTTAGTGTCAGGTAACGCCAATTGTAATTTAGGTATCAAGTTATTAATGATTTTAGCTTGGAAATTATTAATGTCTAATAGGTAATTTGTCATTGAGGTATAAAACGCACTTTGTCCTTGTTTTGAATTCGGGTTTGGTACTTGTGGATATTGTGGTTGAGGTGTAAATACTGTACTAACAATAAATTGTGGGTCAGTTGGGTTAATCGCCAATGAACCGTAAACAACAATAATTGTCTCATTTATTAATGTTTGAGTATAAGCACTTGTTGGTGGGAATGATTGTGGTAAACTTTCGTACAAAATAACTCCAGCACTATTAGATAAATAAGCAACTTTTTTTAACGCTTCTTTTCTAATCGTAATTGTATCACCACTCAACAATTTTGTGACTGAAAAAACTTCACTAGGTGAGTTTATAGGTGGTTCAGGTGCGGGAATTGGGTTTGGTTGAAATTGATTTAACTTCTGAGTCGCATAAATTTTAACAATTGGTGCGAACAATTTAATATTATCAACTGTAAATGCAACATCCAAATCAACAAAAAAGTCTGTAATATATGACCCATTATTATCGTAAACTAATTCAGGTATTTCCGAAAAACCTACGTATGTTTGTAACGCAATCCATTCATTCGGATAGTTAGTTTTAGAAGTCGTTAATGTAACACCACCACCATTAGTAGGAACTGAACCAGGTGTGAACGAATTATAACTTTCCCAAGTATATGGTTCTGTTAACGGTAATGATGAGAAAGTATAAAACAATTTCTTATCGTAAAATGAAGGGTTACCATATTTGAACACAACATCATAATTTAAGAATTGTTTTAAAACATTTGTAACATTAGTTACTTGAGCATTTTGTATTTTGTTTACAATGTCAGTCCCTGTTTCACCTGTAACTTTTGGTGTTTTCATTAAACTTCTAAATAACATTTGGAAGTTTTTAAAGGTTTTTTCAGTATCTGTAACGACACCACTCGTATCACTACTGGTGTTAACATCTGTTGGGCTAACACCTAACGCACTTGCTATCACATCATTTTGTGATGAACTATTTGTTATCGTATCAGGTGAATAATCGTAAACTGACTTTGAGAAATTTAAAAACACTGTCTCAAACTCATCCAATACTGATTTTTCAAACACTGATAACATTTCACTAATTTTCGAATATTCACTATCAGTCCCGTTAATTGAAAAGTTCTCTTGTTTACTCTGACCTGAAAAAATTTGTTTCATGTAAGCAAATGGTGATGGTTTACTAAGTTTTGAATTATCAAAATAACCATAGTTAGGTAATCCCCAGAATAATCTGATAGAACCGTCATACATCGCTTGATTAGAATTAACTTCAAATTTAAGTTTCCCATTTTCAAAACATTCATTTAATGTTTGATTTAATACAGAACCTTCGGACGGCATAATATACGTATAATTGCCGTCAACAGTATCAACCGTTACCGACCAAGGAATAACTCTTAAATCCCTAAGTGGGACCGCAGGGTCAAATCCTTCAGATAGATTAATAATCGCATCATCAACATAATTGATTGATACCCCTGAGGATATCCCTGATTGTATTAGTGTATCGGTATACCCTGAAAATACTTCATATCCTTGGTAGAATACATTAAAATCATTAATTAATTTTGGGTAAAAACCAACATTGATTAGGGTAGATAATTCAGAACCTATTGTAGTATCTTTTTGTAATACAATATCAATCGGAGCCCCATTTATGATTAATCCATAATTACGAGTATTTGCACTTGTTACGGGGTCAAAGTTGGTTGTGTAACTAAATCCTGACCATGATTTATCCAAGATATCAACACCTTCTTCAATATATTTCTTATAACGATACCAAACGGAACCAATTTTTAAAATCCAAGCATATGGTATTTTATGAATCGCTCCGAATTTTTTAAGGGTTGCAAAAATATAATCTAAATCGGTTGTTGCACCATCACTATACGTCTTATACTTCTCTCTTAAAGTTCCTAACGGTAAACTATTAATAAATAAGTAAGCAGATGACGCAAATGGGTGTTCATCATTATTTCTAAAATTCTTAACCCCTTCTTGAATTGAATTAACAAAATAAGGGGTGTTCAAAACAGATGTTGTTTGATTATTATTCACCAAACCACTATAATCGTAATACCTAACATTACCTTCGGTAATTAACTGACTTCCAAAATCTCTACTATTATAAAATTCTTTTAGATTAGTTTCGTTAGTTACATTTGGTACTTGACTTGATAAATAAACAAAGTTAGTTATCGGTCTAATTTCATTGGTATTACTCCCAACATTACTTGTTATAGATTTAATATTTTGGTCGTACTTTAAAGTTTTTCTAGTGTCAAGAGAACCATTAGCATCTAATATTGTCGTTCCATTTGCCAAATACATACTGTCCCAATTTTTATTAGTGAACGGAAAAGTATCCGCCAAATCAAATTTATTAGATGTTGTCGACCCCGAAACATATTCTGACATGTCGGTTTCATTTGGTAATGAAACTAATGGTTGTGCCGAAGCACTACTAATAACATTGTAATTTATAAATTCAAAACTACTATTATTAACTAAATTTTTGATATATGGGGTATTAAAAATACCTCTGATATAATTCTGCCAACTCTCACCTAATCCTCCATTTGAAAACTGTCTTAGGATTGTTGCAAAATTACTCGCATTAAATCCATACTGTTTTAACTTTTGGATGATGAATGGGTTATCATTAGATAGACTTTTAACAATGTTACTTTTTTCCGCCTCAGCAATTAAGTTACTGATTTTATCTGAATCACTAACAAAACTATTACTTCTTGAGAATCTTGAGTAATAAGAATTTAAAATAACTCTTTCATAAATCTCAAAGAAAAATTTAACTTCTTCTTTATTACCATAAACCCAATTACCTATTGGGAACTCAATAGCATCAATAGAGATTCTTTCACTTTGAACTAATTCGTTTGAAGTCGCAGTTGGGTCCGCAGGGGGTAAAGTTCTTTCCGTAAGTCCTTTAATAAATTCCTCAACGAACTCAATTTCAGGCCAAACGTTAAATAAATAACCCTTACTTCTATTAATAATCTTTGGGTCACCAGGGTAAGTTATCTCATATTTCTCATGTCCATCCTCACCCGCAGTCTCAACAATTAATTGTGGCCATGGGTATACAGGTTGTTTATTACTATCACCTGAAGTTATATTATCGGCAGATGCTCCCGCAATTTGTTTGTCAAATATAACTTCTTTTCTATACTTGTTGTCTCTCTGTTCCCATGCGGATGTGTGAACATCATCCATCATTCGTAAAAACGCTTCACCATTTGCAAAAATAACTGCCAATACGTTTCTGATGTTTGGGACAAAACCAATACCACTATCTTTACTTTGTAATAATCTTGAAAGGGCTTCGGTTAATCTAACTTCAATCTCTTCTCTTTTAGTTTTTAAGTCTTTTGAAAGTTTATCTAATTTATCCGTAAACTTTTTAGTTCCTTCAAAAATATAATATGTGTAGATTGGTTGTTTTTTACCATCTTTCTCAACCACCTCTCCACTGTTAAAAATATTGTTTTTTTCTAAATTAGCTTGTAATTCCAATAACTCAGCATCGGTAGGTTCCTTGTCTTTATTTTTTTGTTTAAATGTCTCTTTTAAATCAACGTCAGTAGATTGTATCTCAATAGGGAAAATCTCATAATTGATGTCACACACAATTTGACAAGGTGTTTCTTTCCCATCAATTTTATATTTACCATTTTTACCAACAGTTTCATTTTCATTTAAACGTTTGTTATATTTTTCTAAAATACTTTTTAATTCCGATTTTGCGTCTTCTCTTTGTTTTGACGTTTTAATCTCAGGTTTGAAACTATATATTTTAATTTGGTCGTTATTACTCCCTGTTGTATTTTTTAAAACGTAATAATTAGTCTTATCCATGTACTTATCAAACCATGATGTACCAGCAGCATAATAAACATCTTTACCGTATTCTATTAATATTTTTTGGTATTCGTCAACGTGACTTAAAGGGTCTAAGTTTTGTTTAGTAAAAGAATCTAAAATATTTTTAATGAAATTTTCAATTCTGTTCTGCATTTGGACAAGAGTAATCTCAGGGAAATCATCAGGGATTAATCCTTTAGTTTTGTACTCACTATACATTTCTTTAATCTTCTGATAACCTCTTTCATAGATTGTATCATTAACATTAGAGAATTGACTTGCATTACCACTTGTTGTTTGAATCTTTACTCTTGATTTATACATGTGTGGCGCAGCAACCAAATACCCCATAGGAACTTCACTTAGGATTGTATATTTGTAAGTTAAAAATGTCAAAGTAATATGGAAGTTACCTGAACCTGTATTGTATCGTGAAGTAAAATTCTGTAACATAATCGGTAACCTAACCGCTTTACCATAATAACCTTTAACCGTTAAATAAAATAAAGGATAGGGTAAATTAAAAAACGCCGCATATGGTGAATTATCACCCGCCTCAAATAACGCACGACCTTTAACGTCTTCCATCTCAACAGTAATTGTTGACATGAACGATGTGTTTTGTTTAATAGTGATACTTGTAATACCTAATAATCCATTATCAGTCGCACCTGGCTTACCACCTGAATTTATTGTTTGTCTAATGAAGAAATCATTATCTTTCTTAGGATTAGATACTGAAGTTTGTTTTGGTTGATTTACACCTTCACCTTTAATAGAATTCTCACCCGTAAATTCATCGGTGTAAGCGTTATCTAAAAATGTTTTACCACCAGGTTTTAGGAAATTCATAGATGCTACAGAGATTGTCTGAATCGCATCATTGTTCGCAGTACCAACTGATAGTTTAGTTCTTGGAATAACTTTACATTCCAAATTGGCGTACATAACCAAGTCCTCTTGGTTAACATGTCTTTCTTTAGCAACACCGAATTCGTCCACAACTTTGTTGGGGTCAATTACTGTAATGTTGTTATAGTCAAACTCTACTAATATATTTTCTGGTTGATTACCTACCATAATAGAAGAAATGGGTATCTAATTGATTTTTATAGTCCTGTAAAGAAGCTACTAAAGGAAATGGAATTGTCAAGATAGCACCATCAGGAATATTCCATTCTTGTCCTCCGTATATTGGGTTTGCCTGCATAATTAACCATCCAAATGTTGGGGAACTATAGTATTGTTGGGATACTTTATCCATTCTAGACTGACCAACTTTATAAATATATCTCTTATCCGTAGATTTGGTAGGTAATGTAATATATGGTACAATTGTTTGTTGTCCATCAATAATAAAATCACTATATCTATTATAATTTTGTTTTGCCATTATTATGTGAATTTAATTTTACCTTTATAAGTCTCAACTTTTGGGTCTACATTAATTGATTTATATAAATCAGATATTTTTTGTTTTTGGGTCGCCTCCGTTGCAGGATTTGGCACTGTACTATATTCAAATTTTCTTGTCTTACCTTTAGGGTACATAGTATCCTCAATACCATTAGTTAAATTTTTATAAACAGGTTCTTTCTTTAATTTATCAAACATTTTTTCTTCATCTTTTAATTCTTTTTTGTAATCATCAGATAAATCATCAACAATTTTTTCAAATTTATTTTTTAATTTAACAGGTGTTGTTACATTAACTAAAGTACCTTTAATAACATAGTTAATAAATTCATCTTTTTTATTTTTGTCAGAAAGAATTCTTGCCATAATAAAGAAGAATGTAGTATCTCCCGATGATGGGAATAAATCACTGTTTAGGACTTTGAAGGTCCCATTTTCTCCATATGTGTTAGTATTAAATGCTATTTGATAATCATCACTACGTAATAAGTCGTTAAACATTGTTGTCGCCTTATTTAACGTAAAATAGTCATTACCTAATTCAATAAAGGTTGTTGATGGTGGATTATCTCCCGTTTTACTTGAGTCACTTACTTGAGTTGTCCCACTTAAGTTGTAGACTCTCGGTAGATTAGTATCCAAAATTTTACCATCGGTTAAATCCATTACCAAATCAATTTTTCTAATAATTTGCACGTAATTTTGTTCAAACGTAACTACCTCCTGTATTGCAGTTGCGATTCCATTTGAAAATGTATTTTCCAAGTTATTAATATAGAATATCATATTTGTTCTAACATCTCTTATGACATTATCGGGGAATTGATATGATAATAATTTTTTAATTATTGGGTTTGTAGTACCGTTAATATCATTAATAGCATTAGTAAATTGATTTTTAATCAAATCACTATTCTTATCCACATAATTTGATTTACCATAAATTTCAACAGGTCTTTCAGTAGTGAAAGGTGTTTGACCACTAATAGTACCTAAATTAAATTGTCTATTATAGTTCAACATTTGAACCACTCCGTAATTATAACTTGAATTAACGCTTTCTAATTTATTGGTTACTATTTCAAAATAATTTTTAGTCTCCGTTAATAGACTATCCATAATTTTTTGGTAACTAATCTCGCCTGTTTGACCACTTGTTATAGGAATGTTAGTTATTATCTCACCAATGGTAGTACCTCCATTATTTGTTTGTGGATTAGTAACGTCTTTAGTAGTTGCAGGTGTTTGAGACGCTAAAATCGCGTCAACAACTTGTTTATCTAACGCAGACGTATCTTCAGTCCAAACCGCTCTTTCATCGTATATTTCAGTATTCGCATAATAGTTAAACGATAATGCGTTTTGTAATTGTTCTACAGGCTCTTTTAATCCCATACCACCAATAATGTTGAAGGACAAACTAACACTTGCAATCATTGGTTGGATACCGATACCTTCAGGGTTTAGGTCTAACATTAACGGGTCATAAGTAAATGACAATGCCGTAGGGATAATTTTAGTGTTAATAAAATCACCTAATCTCAATACTAATACGGGAGGTGCTCCGAATGAGGTATTAACCGCATCATTATATTTTGGTTTTCCATCAGTACCAATTGTTGGTATTGTTTCTCCAGGCCTAACACATTGATTTAAGAACGTTAAACGAGCGTTTAAACCTTCAGGTGTAGTTGAGTGGAACGCAGGGTTAAAGTATCTAATTTTCTCTTTAAACGAGTCGTAAATCATTGGGGTTTCTTCCTTAATGACTTCAAAATAATCACACTCAGATAATAAATTTCTTAATATTTTTTTACTGATACCCTCTTTTAACTTTTGAACATATTCGACTGTTGGTGCAGGTTTTGGCACATCAACATTAATTGTTTGTATTTCTTTTGGTACTTCAGGAACAACAGGTTCAACTATTGGTGGGATAGTAACTTTAATTTCTGAAAATTTAACTCGTCTACAAGCCATGGCGTTTACAGAGTAAACATCCGCCGACTTATTGTCACTAAAGTTCGCAGTACCTCCTGAAATGTCTATAGTACAATCAACTTCAAAACCAATACCTAATTCACCTTTTGGTATTACAATATTTTCACCATTACCAGGTTCTGACTTAATAAAGAATTTTTTATCAATAAAATCTCCAATACCAATACCGTCTTTAGTTTTGAATGTTTTGAAAAACTTCTTAACAGAATCAATTCTTCTTTGGGACAGATTTTTATTGTAGTTTTCTTGTGCGGGTGCGGACGCCGAACCAATTAAAGTTACAGTTATCTCACCTTTTTTATCGTTGATTATTTCATAAGCCTTTTTAATGAAGTTTTCATCGTCATTAGCAATTTTATTATAATTGGACTTAACTACTTTATTAAAAAAGTCCTCAACAGGTTTCGCATTTTTACAATAAACGTCATAAGTTTCACCTAAATCAATATTCTTTTTAGCATCACCACTTGTTCCGATTACATTACCTGTCTTTTTACAAAAAGTTGCAGTTTCACTAAATAACGTATTTGCTTTAGTTACATATGTTGGTAATAACGCCTCATAAGGACCAAACGTTTGGTCGTAAGACAGACTTGAGACAGTACTATTAGTATTAGGGTCAGGTCTATCATTATGAAAATAAAATGCTAATTCTTTAAATGTATTAATAAAACTATCCCCTGTAGTGTCTTCAGTGGTTTTACTACCTGTATTAGTGTTTTGATTATCCCCACTAGTATCTGTATTTTCTTTAGGAATTGATTTATTAATTCCCGCCAATTCTTCATCAGTTAATCTTGGGTTATTTAATATTTCTTGGTAAGTATATAAATCCTTAACAGGAATTGTATTAAATTTCTTAGCTAACTCATAAATGTCAAACTTAACACAACCCGCGAAAAACGAATCAATGATTGAGTTAATTCTTTCTTTATTTTGCCCTTTTAATTGTTTTTCAACCACAATATTCATAACTGAAGGGTGGTCAACAATCATTTTCCAAGAAAGTGTTCCTGTTCTTGAAGTACTTTTGTATGTGTAAATAGGTTCAGGTCTTCCTAAGAAATCGGTTCCTTGGAAGGACGGTGAACTTGTCTCGTTAAATTTAACATCATATGGTGGGAACCACATAACTCTACCACCATTCGGTCCTTTTTCACATACTGGCAATTCATCATAAGTAAACCCAGGCCTACTTGATGTTCTCCATGCTAAGTTCTCAAGTGAGAACATATATTTTTTAGCGTAACCACCAATACCATTAGGTCCATCAGCAACAATATTTGTTGAGCCAGGATTTTTTAATGGTGCTATGTTCAAATTATATGTATTATCAAATACTGAATTTGTAAATCTTCTTCCTGAAGTAGTAATACCATCAGTTTTTTGTAAGTCAGCATAAGTGTAGTACGGAGTATCTTTTGTGAAAACTCTACAATATTCAATACCAACTTCACCCCCTGTTGTATTATCAGTATAAGACAATACTTGAGAACCTTTGGTCATTTCTTTATAACCATCATTGAATACTTTACTGACTTGATTGATTGCGTTACCAACGTGTTTTAGTCTATTGATACCTGAAACATTATCCGCAGAATCAACTAATCTTTGAGTTTGGTCAAGGATTGATGATTGTTTGAATGTGATGTTTGTCGATTCGTTTTTTAGGTAATTTGAACTAATCTGATTAAACTCTTGGTCCATACTTCCTGAACCACCTCCAGGGGTTGCGTGAAACCCTGCATTGTCTTTATACTTAGGTGAAACCCAAACAAATTGTCCGTCAATACCTCCACTATCACTTGATGATTTACCCGCAAGACCAAAGTTAATTTGTTTTTCATTACCCTCAAATAAAATACCTAATTCAGACGGTCCGTAAACAGGTGTCTGAACTTGTTTTCCAAATGGGTCAACAGGAATTTGATTGGAAGGTGAAGTAATTGTTGACGGTTCAGCATTTTTACTACCAACATAGTAACCACCAACAAGTGTTCCATTGTCAGGGTTAATTAAATTAACTGTTAGATTAAGTAACGCTTGTCCGACACCTAATAAACCACCAAAACTTTTCTCATAACCTGGTTTATATCTATTATAATCAATGTTCGCGAATAATGCAGACCTTTGTCCGTTACCTGTATTAGCAATGAATATTTCCGATGGGTTTCTCGTCTTATTTAAAATAGGACCTAAGAATCCTCCTGTTAATTGATTTGTTACGTTTAACGCGTTTGATGTTTGTGGTGTTTGACTATTCAAATCATTCTCATCAAAATAATCGCCAGGAATTGGTGAAACAGGCCAATACGCACCTGCTAATCTTGTCGCTAAATCAACTGCCGCAAAGACAGGATTTTCAGGAACCGTAATTTTCCAATTCTTATATATTAAAGGTTGTTGTCCTGTAACTAATAGACTCGCTTCAAACGGGTCTTGTAATGATTGTAAGTTAACCGCACCAATGGTATGTTGATAAATTTCAAGAGCGATTCTATCCTCAAATAAACTTTTTAATGTTATCGCACCTATCTTAGCAAGATAAGAATCCTGAGATAACGGTCCGTCAGAACCAACAGGTGTAGTTGACGTTAGAATTTCAAATGGAGTATATAACGAAGGTACAAATGTTGGTGGGTTCCAATATGGTTGGTAAATCTTATTGTTATTTTGAATACTATCAATAATAACCATATCTTTAAATCCTCCATCAGGTCCATATCTATTTTCAAGATATCCCGCATCAATATAGAATTCATTAACTAAATCTAAAACAGTATCGTTAGGGCTATATTCTCCTTGGTTTGAATTGACGGGTAATGGCGGATTGTTATAAGTAATATTTAAGTTATAACCCCCTTCAGGACCATATTCATTTAATGGATATAGTTGTTGTGCAAAAGGGTCATCACTTATTAAACTATCAGGGGAATCAATCACTTCTGAGACATTTTGAACTATCTCATAACTAATAGGACCCGCAGGTGGAGTGTATACACCTGTAACGGTATATGGTGTCAAATTCTTAGATAGTAAACTATCTCTAAAACTTGCGGATGATGTGAAAGATAATGTACTCCCTGTCATGTATTACTTTTTATTTATAAATAGGTTTCATCTTTATTTTTACGCCATATTACCAAGATTCATCATTTGTTTTCTTGCTTCAATAGGGTTTAAAGGACCTGAACCATTACTATCACTCAGACCTTTTTGGAATGCACTAATCATTTGTTGTCTAACTGATTGGTCATTGAAGGCCAACATTAGTTGAGCAGTATCTATATTTGACGGTGCTTCAATCTTAATATTTAAATTAATATCTGCGGTTGTTTTAGTATTGGTTTGATTTGAACTCCCTGAATTTTTATTTCCGTCAAGGTTGGTTCCTCCCGCCATTACTAATTTATCTTCAGGATGTGTCTCAATTGTAAAGTCATTAACTTTTATGTGTTCATGTTCCGCAACCGCATTAACCGCAGTTTTACCAATTTTTTCAAACGCAGTTATTACAGGGTTTGTTGAATTACCTAATTCATCAATAACTTTTTTAGTATTTTCAAATGATTCTTTAAAAGCGGTATCTAAAAATTTTGCGGTTCCTGAAGCCGCACCCATAAGGGCTTCCATAGGTTTACCATCACCAATTGCCTTTATGAAATTATCTAAACCTCCACCCATATTCTCTCGTAATCCTTTAACTGAAAATGATTCTCCAGGTATTTTTGGGATTTTTGAATATACTTCTCTACCTGCGTTTTGAGCATCGGTAATACTTTTAGTACCCGCTAATGCGTATCCTGTTCTACCTGCTAAAGTTTTAAGACTCGCATCCATAGATTGTTGTGTGGTTAATGAGTCTTTGGCCAAATCTTCCATACTCTTTGGTGCAGAAGCTTCTTTTAATTTTTCAATATCTGAAGGATTAATCTCGGTAATTGATTTTGTAACTTTTTCACCTTTTTCATCAGTCATTGTTATTTTATATTCACCATTGGTGTCCATCTCAGCCATATTGGCGATTAACTGTTGTTGTTCTTTTGTTGCAAATTCAGGGAATCTAATTTTAGACATTTTATCATCTAATTCAGCGGAACTTAAAGCCATTTTTGATAAACTACCTGTCGTTAATCCCATTTCTTTTTCAATCTCCATCAATTGTCTTTTAGCACCTGGCATAATTTCAAAATGACCGTCTTTATTAAGTTGGACAAATTGTTGGGACATTTCTCCAATTTGATTCATTAATTCTGTAGGGTCATTTTGTGCCAAATCCATTAATCTTAATGGGTCTAATAAATCTCCTTGAGCAACACCTAATCTTTGTAGTGACGCCGCCATATCAATTGCTGACTCAGGATTAAACGCTTTATCCATCGCCCCTTGTATATCTTTAACCGTGATTCGTAAATTAACCGCTTGAGCCGCCATTTTTGCTAAACCTTCAACACCTCCTTGGAATGTGTATTTGTTTAACATGTCCATATTACTAAGGACTTGTGAGGAAACCGCGGTTGCATTCACTCCGATTTCTCTTGCGGTATTAACAACTTTTTCCATTTGACCAGCCGCTTGGTAGGCAGAGTATCCCGCATCTTTAAAACCCGCAACCATTAGTTTAGTGTTTTCCTCACCTAAAACTTTACTTAAAGCATAGACTTTTTCATAGGATTCAGAACTAAGAATAAGATTTCTATTCAAAGTACTACTAATATCAGTTTGTATTTTTGCAATATCAGAAAAACCTCCACCTAACGCAGTGACACTTGTCACCGCATCTGCCATCGCCGCTTTAATCGCAACAATTTGTTCTCTACCTTGACCAAATGTTTTTATTACATCAGTTGCCTTAGTATCAACCTCATCTATCGCTTTTTTAATTTCAGATACGTCAAAGTTAGACATGAACGCAGTCTTAAACTCACTAAGTAAATTACTAGTGTAAGATTTTATATCATTTATAGTACCACCTGAATCCGCCATTTAAGTTGTTTTATTATAAATACATAACACACCCCTTTTTTAAATTAATTTTTGGGTGTGTTATGTTCTATGATTTTATCAATAAGAAATTTTCTCATATAGGTCGGCATAATGTGAAAATCAGAATATGATGTTCTGAGAAACTTCGCCATTAGGTAATACTCCTCAATAAGATATTGTCGGTAATTAGAAGAAAGGCCGAAAAAATTCCACCCCAAAGGCAACTTCAAAGGTTACCAATTCTCCAGACGGGGCTTGTAGTGTTTTTGTTAGGTCTAAAGACGGTTCATTATCTTTCATAAATTTACGGATATACTTTGAGTCCATAATTGGTAATGCTTCAATAAACATTGCAATTTGTCCTTTATCAGTAGTACCGTCAACCTCTTGAATTTGTTTATTCAATCTCCAAGTTACAGTTGGTGCAACTCTACCTGCGGGGTATTGGTCTGCCATTTTACCCAATTCCATAACCTCACCATAGGTTAATGGTTTAAGTTTAACGGTCACACCTGTTTTAGGTAATTTAGTAGTAAATAAACCGTTATCATCAGGTTTAAACTCACACTGTTTAATATTCAATTCATCTAAGATGATTGTTGAAGTAAATGGTTTCCCTGTCTTAGGGTCGGTTAAAGTAACATTGTACTCAGGTCCAAATGATGTATTTCTTAGATAAATCATTAACGCTTCAATATCACCATTCAAAAGTTCATCAGGTCTAATGTCGGTTTCGTATAGTTTATTTCTAAGTAACGAAAGAATCACATCAGTATTTGCGTTTTGAGCAGCCCCTAATAATATATTTTCATCATTCGCGGTTAGATAACCCACTTTAACAGATTTCTTTTTTGATTTGTAAAATACACCTCCTGTGGGTAATCCTACAACGTCATGTGGTAGACTAAACCCTTCGGTTCCAGCTTTAATTAAATCTTGGTCCATAATATGTTTGTTTTATTATAAAATATAGTTTACCTTTGTTTTTTATAAAGAGAATACTTTTTTTACAAAAAAAAATCCCGTACATTTCTGCACAGGATTCATTTATAATAATAAAACAAAAATTAGTAAACTAAAATACAACGGTCCATACGTAGTGTTGCGGTAATACTCGCAATCGCGTCTGTGTTGTAAGCTAAAGTATCAAAGTTAACGTCAGATAAAAAAGTACCTTCCATAATCCATTTTTCCACAACAACACCTGTTGGGTCTAACATCTCAAGGTCAACGTTTTTCTTATAACCCGCAGCATAACCCATACGACCTGTTACAGACTCAGCACATAAACGTACCCATTCCATTAGGGCTTGTGATGCAGAAGGTCCGATAGGGTCACGGAATTTAGCGTTAATAGTTCCCCAAGTAAATCGTCCTGCAACATACGTTGAAGTATTTAGGAACGGGATTTCAACTGGGTTAATTGTTATATGTGGTCTTGATGTTGATTCTACGAACCATTCGTTAATTCCCAAAGTAGATGGGAAACGAAGGATGAACCTATTTTGTCTCTTCGGTTCGTAAGGAATCGGCATTTTCATTAGTAAATCAGCCATTGTATTGTTTTTTTGTTTTTTTGTTTATTTTATTTATAAATATATCGAGATGAAATTTTTTCTCTTTACTTTTATTTTTTTAATTTTAATCTTCTACTAGTCCAGTCCTAGTAATTCTTTTTACCTTCTTTACTAGTATGATAAATGTTTAAGTCTTCTTTATCAAAATTCTTTCTCATTGTTTCTACATTTCTTATATCATCATCTGAAAATCCAATTATAGGTAATACAAATCTATTAGATACTTTATTCTTTAAATATGCCTTTTTATTAAGTTCTGTTGAAATTTCTTTAATGTAACTAATAAATTCTTTCATCGCTTTAACTTTACCTTCTTCAGGATTTGTCGCCGAACCTTCACCATAACTTACAGGATGATATTTACATAGGTCCAAGTATTCACGAATCATTTCTTTTGGAGACGTATTTTCTTGGTCCGCTAAATCACGATATTTTTCTAAATTTTTAACCAACTCTTTTGAAGATAGTCCATTACGGTTTGAAATGATGAGGTTATAAATTGCTTCCTTTAATACACTTGGGGTGTGTCCTCTTGCGGTGATAATTGAGAAGATTGACCCGTTATTAACGGCTTCCACAAAGTCATTCCAAGCAGGTCCTGGGTTTGCGGTTAAAGAATCAACAATAAATTGTTTGTCCCCTTTTACACCGAAGTATCTAAAAGGTTCTTCAGCAAAACCAACAATCGTATGTCCTTCATATTCAAAAGGTTCTTTACCAATTTCAGTTCTATATTCTGCAAAATCTTCGGTTGACATTCCTACCTCCTTACCATTATCATCTTTTAAAATGATTTTTGTTGGCATAATCATAATATTGTCATCCCAATCAAATGCGTAATACTTCATGTCAGGTGTTCCTTCTTCAGTTAACCCTTCATTAATAAATCTTTTATTTCTTATCATTGTCATATTAATAAATAAGGACAAGCCGATTTTTTAACCGACTTGTCCTGAAATTATTTTTAAATGTTATCAAACGATGCACCTGTTGGAGTAATGTAGAACGTAATGTCTATGAACTCAAGAGATTTAGTTGGTTTGATGTAGATTTTACCTGTCATTTGGTTTCTATCCAAGTCAGCAGTGTCTGAAGAAACTGTTACACGGAAATCGTATAAACCTCTGTCTCTTCTAATTGCATCTAAGATAGGGTTAACCGCGTCTAAGAAATCTTGTCTTACTTTTTGGTCGTTTTGTTCAAACAATAGTCTTACAGAAACTGCAGAAATCAATTTACGAGCTTGTAATAACAATCTTCTAACATTGATTCTGTCAAGTGCAGATTCTCTAATTTGTAGAGTTTTGTTACCCCAAATAACTGTACCTACATCTGAGAAGGTTGCAATTGGGTTGATTCTACCTTTATATAGAGTATCTCTATCTTCTTGAGTAAGTTTCTTTCTCGCTTTGATTGCGTTTACAATACCACGAGTGTAACCCGCCGCAGCGAACCAAGGGAAAGCGATATTATCTGTCAACGCTAAGTTTCTAGTTACCTCCGCAGTTGGTGGAAGATAAATTTGTGTGTTGTTAACAGTATCTCTTGTTAATACCCATGGGTAGTACGTTGCAGTATAGTTAGAGTCAATACCTGCAGTCTCCAAATTATCTACCGCTTCTTGAGGGTAAATCATATCCAATTGGTTACCTGTTGTAGGTACAAACATGTTGTAGTCAGGAGTTGTACAGATATAAACTGAGTCAGCTCTGTTAAACTCAATCATCTCAATCGCGTCACCCACTAAGTTAGAATGGTTAACATAATCAATACCAGGGGTTACGAATACGTTAATGTTCACCGCCTCAGGGTTAGAGAATGTTTGTTGTCCTAATAAGTAAGCGTAATAGTCAGTGTTTGCCCAATCAGTTGAGTTGTTTCCAACTGTAATCTGTTTAAACGCTCCCCATCCTGTAGCCGTTGGATATTTGAATGAAGGACATGCTCCATTTCTATAACCTTGTTTACCTAATACGAATTTATCAGCATTTGTTCTGTGCTCAGTATAGATATCCCATCCGTCAAATCCTCCATGACATAATAAAGAGAATTTACGAGCATATAGTCTATAATATGGGTTAGACTCATTATCAGGGTCTGAAGTAAATGGTGCGGAACCTACATAGAACGCTGGTGTACCACTTGTTGTGAATCCGTTAGGGATTGTGATACCACTTGCGTTGATATCCATGTGGAAACCTCTTGTTTTATAAGCCCAATCGTCACCTGTAACGTCAGTACAAATATCTAACGGTAATTGTTTACCTTTGTATGTGAAGAAATCAACGTCAATACCGATTGTATCTGAAATACCTAAATAAGTTCTACGAACATTATCACCTGCACTTCTAATAGCATCATCTGCACCTGAAGATAAACCAAATGGTGGGTCATAAACTACCTCACCTGGGTAATCATATTTGTCTTTATAGATTGGGAATGGAGGTCTAACACCCGCATACTCTCTAAAGTTATATCCCTCAAATCCACAAGGTAATGCGTCCACAGGAGCGTCCTCGTTAATTTCAATCATGATATATTTTGAATTCAATGCGTATTCACCATCTAAAGTACCAATTTTCTTAGCGATAAAACTATTATCGTTAGGGTCCATACTACAGTTAGTAAATTTCTCAAGAACTACAGGATTATTATCTGAGTCAAAGAAATCTCTAACAAGAACATCAAATGTTCCATTATTAAATGATATGTTTGCGATTGAAAGTTTTACTTCAACGTTAGCCGCGTCTCCATCAGCAATTGTTGTGAATCTAAATAAGTTATACACTTTTGTACCTCTTAATTCAGAAACAACCCAAGGTGAAGATGGTGATTGATATTTTTCTAAATACCAAGCGATTGATGTTGGGTCAACTGCTTGTCTTGCATTTGGTAATGCGGTTAACTCACAACTTAGACCTCTAATGTAACCTTTTCTATAACCGTATGTTAATAATGCTTGGAATCTTTCCTCAACAAATAATGGAACAACATCTTTTGGTTTTGCAAAATTAGATTGTCCAAATACTTTTGGTAAGTATTTACTATCAGAATTAGATAATGATGTCTCGAAGAAAAATTGTTGACCATCTTTATTAGTTACATTCAATGCGAATGTTGAGTATGGATTTTTAGTTACACCTGAATATTGGTTAGTACAAACCATTTGTACGTCACTAGCTCCTGATACTTCATATACCGCTCCGTCATCACTACCATATGTTGCTAAACCTCTTGAACGTAAAGTTGCAACAACTAAATCGTCATAATCAGTAAATGACATACCTGAGTAGATATAAATTCTACCAGTCACAGTTCCTGAATAACAATATGTTGGTTTAACTGTCGTTGTTGAAGTTGTTGTTGTTGAAGTTGGTGTAGCACAAGGATTAGTTGTTGTTGTAGTTGTTGATGTACTAGTTGTAGTAGTTGTCGGTGTAATATCCGTCAAACCTGTTACAATAGTCCAATAAGAGTAACCACTATAATTAGAGTTTCCTAAGTTATCAAATAAAGCGTAGTACCAAGGGTCATTTTGAGGTGCTGAATAATCTTCCAAATCAGAACTTACATTCGGAACACCCAATACGTTTGTTTCATTTGTAAATTGTGTTGATAATGAATTATAATCACTTGATTCAATCGTACCATAATAATTAATGTTAACAGTTTCCGCAGTATACGGGTCAACATCATTCATAATATCAAAAATTTGACCTGTCATGTTAGCATATAATGTTGATGTTGAACCATCAAAATTTTCATATGGTAAATTAAGTCTATCCGCAATCATTGACGGGATTTGAGAAGGTGTGATAAATGAAATACTTGAAGTACTATCAGTACAACCCGTAAAGTCAATTGAAACCTCGATTGTTTTAATATCTACACATTCAGTAACACAATCAATTGTTGTTGCACTTTCACAATAAAAGTTTACAGTTGATGGGTCAACGTTTGCTTTAGTAGTAATAGACCAAGACGGTCCCGCATCATAACCTGACAAACCTAATACTCTTGTTACGAACAATTGATTAGATTGTTGTAAATAAGATTTAGCGATATAAGACGCTTCGTATTTAGGTATTTGAGTGTTTATGAATTTTTCAGGAGATGTTCCTCCAAAATATGATGAAAACTCATCGAAGTTTCTGATAAAGATAGGTTCGAAAGCGGGACCTTTTAGAGTCTCACCAACAATACCTAAAGTTGTAACACCTACACTTTGTGCCACAAAACTCAAATCAACTTCAGAGGTATACACTCCAGGAGATACGAATACTTTGTTGTTTGTTGCCATTATTTTTTTCTTTTTAGCTTGTTAATTTATTTTATTGATAAATATTAGAGAAAAAACCAAAATACTTTACTTTATAGTAAGTATTTATAAATTGGGTAGAATAAATTCTACCTTTTTTCTACTATGGAGAACAAAGAAAAAAAGATTAAGAATTTAAAGATATCAATTGAGGTTCATGATATCTTAAAGACGTATTGTGAAAAGAATGGTATTAAGATGTATCGTTTTTTAGAAAAAATGATAATTGAGAAGTGCAAGGAAAAACCCGATATCTACGGTGAGAATTAAATCAAGTTACTAATTAACTTAATTGTTGACTCCAACATATCATCTTGTTTAGTAACAACAATCTTTAGTTTATCGTTAGTATTGATTTGAACTTCCGTTAAGTCAGAACCATAATAGTCGTTATTAATAAACACATCAAAACTTTCAACATTAATAGTTGACCCAATTAAAATATTTGTTGTATAATCAAATACTTGTGAATTAGTATCATTACCAACAACAAATAAAACTTCCAATTCATTACCCCCCTCAAAAATATCTTTCTTAGGTTGTCGTTTAGTAACACTTGTATCAAACTCAACAACTTGTAAAACTCGTGAAATTGCTGGGGAAACCTCAAATTCATTTTCATCAATTAAAAATCCCAACATTGTAAATTCGTAACTTTGAATATAAAACTTTCTTTTTTCTAATTCCATAACTGATTCGTCAGAAATGTTACCCATAACAATTGGAATATAATGTCCCTTAATAACTTGATAGGCTTGTTTTGATGCGAACTTTTCAATCACGTTTTTGTTGAACTCGTTAAGTTCTCTCATTCTATTACAAACAATTTTAACCGTAAAATTAATATCAACAGGAACAGGTTGAGGAATCTTGTAGATATCCATACCACTTCTTTGTCCGTCCCAAGTTGGTACTTGAGCGTAGAAGTATTGTCTTCTGTTTGGAATATTATATAAAACTGCAGGATTTGTTCCAAACTTAACTTCAGGAACTCTAACCGTTGTTATGAATGGGGGTTCAACGTTTTTGTCAATATTTTGTAGATTCCAAGTTTCAGTAAACTGAGACCAATTTTGAGTTGTAACCAATATATCAATTGTTGGTATTTTTTTACCGTCAACAACAGTTTTTAATTCGTCTTTAACAAAATCTAAAAATCCTCTATCTAAATCAGCATGTAATAAAGATTTTGGTAAATAAGTCCCATCCTTATTTATCTTATTCACTAACTCCTGTCTTCTTGGTAAAAGAGTTTTTGATTCTGTTAACGGAATATGTTTTTTTATTTTTTTAGGTAATGGCATCTTAATACTTCCTTACTTCGTTAATAACGAATAATTTA